TTTACGGTTCACATGATCCGGGCGATTTGCGGATTTCGTGTACTCCGAGAATGGATTTGACGCGGGACAGTGATTTGGGGCAGGTGCACCGGTTGTTGGATGATGCGATGGCGGACATTGTTGTTATCGGCCCGTTATATCGTCTTGTGCCTCGCGCTATCACGAACGATGATGAGGCTTCCCCATTGTTGGCTGCGTTGGATACGATTCGTGACCGTGGTTGTGCCCTGGTGATTGAGGCGCACGCCGGCCATGCGCTTGGGCAGGGTGGTGAACGTGACTTACGGCCTCGAGGGTCGGCGGCGTTGATGGGTTGGCCGGAGTTTGGTTTGGGGTTGCGTTTGCCTAAGCCGGGGACGACAACGTATGAGATTACTCGGTGGCGTGGTGATCGTGACCGGCGTGACTTTCCGAATGGGCTTGTGAAGGGTGGTGATTGGCCGTGGACTCCGGTGATTTGAGTGGTCAGGGTTGGCGTGTGATGGTTGGTTCGTGTTTGGACAGGTTGCGTGAGTTGCCGGACGCTTCTGTGGATGCGGTGGTGACTGATCCGCCGTATGAGCTTGGGTTTATGGGTAAGAGTTGGGATTCGTCGGGGATTGCGTTTAACACGGATGTTTGGTTGGAGTGTTTGCGTGTGTTGAAGCCGGGCGGTCATTTGTTGGCGTTTGGTGGTTCGCGGACGTGGCATCGTATTGCGGTGGCGGTGGAGGATGCGGGGTTTCAGATTCGGGATTCTGTGGCTTGGTTGTATGGGTCGGGGTTTCCGAAGTCGTTGGATGTGTCGAAGGCGATTGACAAACGGGGCGGGGTTATTGCTGGTCAGTCTTGTTTTGCTGGCGTTTTGAAAAAAGCAAAATCACAGACGTCTATGAGCACTAGTGATTTGAATGAGGTTTTAGGCCGAAGGACAAGTAATCTGTGGAGTCATTTTGTAGGCGTCCAACCCTTGCTGCCTACTGCGGAACAATACTGGAAACTAAAATCTGTTTTGCCTATTCCGGATGAGTGGGATATTCAGTTTTTGCAAGAGGCTGAACGCGAAGTGATTGGCAAAAAAACTTCAGGCATTGCCAACAAAGAAGAGAGTGCTCGCCACACTATTGGTGCTTCTCAAAGCGTCCAAGTTGACGTTACTGCTCCGGCTACTGAGGACGCGGTGAAGTGGCAGGGGTGGGGTACAGCGTTGAAACCTGCGTTTGAGCCGGTGATTGTTGCTCGTAAGCCGTTGGTGGGGACTGTTGCGGCTAATGTGTTGGAGTTTGGGACGGGTGCGTTGAACATTGACGGCACACGGATCGGAACTGAAGAAAGAACCTTTGACTCGAAGGGTATTCCGCCGGGTGGTGACTTTGTGGGACAGCCGTGGAGTCCCGAAAAGAACGTGGTTACGGTTGCGGGTCGTTGGCCTAGCAATGTGGTGTTGGATGAGTTCACTGCTGGGTTGGTAGACGAACAAAGCGGGATGTTAAAGAGCGGATCAAAAAAACCGTTGACAAACAAATCCTCCGGTGGGGTTTATGGGCACGGTCGAAAATTTGGAAACGTTAATTTTTTTTCAGCTTCTGAGGGTGGTGCGTCACGGTTTTTTTATGTGGCTAAGGCTTCTAAACGTGATCGCAACGAAGGCCTCGACGCGCTGGAAGAACAGCGACACTCAGACCGCGAAAAGGATGACGGGGTGGGCGGCGACAATCCGCGCAACCGAACCAACGCGGCGAAACAAAACTTTCACCCGACTGTGAAACCCACTGACTTGATGCGCCAACTCGTCCGATTGGTCACACCACCTAGCGGTGTTGTTCTTGACCCCTTTACGGGTTCGGGTAGTACCGGCAAGGCGGCAATCTTGGAAGGCTTTGAGTTCATTGGTTGCGAACTCACTCAAGAATACTTGCCCATTATCGAGGGACGATTGAATCACGCTGTTGCTACGGTGAAGGCCGAGCAGGATAGGGAACAGGAGAAACTGTTTTGAGTAGATACATGGAACTGTTGGAGTCGGAGCGTTTTGGGGTGACTCGTTCACACGCACAACACATGGCGGCACTGGACGCTGAACGGACGTACACTTACCGGGCGCAAACAACTTCTAGCGAACCTTCAACCGAAGAAGTAGACTTATTACGGGCGGGGTGGCAGTCGCTAAGATACAAACAGGCAAGACGGCAAGCCAAATGGCAACTATTGAGAGGTAACTAGCATGGCAAAAATAGAGGTAATCGCGTTCGTACAGTCGTGGAAGCACGGAGACGACTCCGAACCGAACCCGGCATGGGGAATGAAAATTGACGAAGTACACAGCAAGGGAAGCAACGAAACCGGCTGGGAAGTTATCGGCCACACCTACTTCACGGTAAAAGCTGGCTGGGAAGTCAACATCGACTTCACCCAGTTCAAGAAAGGTGATCGTGTCGAGGTGAAGGGTCGGCAGGTGACTGAGAAAAAGGGTGAATACTCGAACCTGATTATCAAGGCCGATTCGGTCACGCTTCTCGCACCTGGCAAGCGTTCACACCCTGCCGCCGGTAACGTGCCCACTATTTTGGATGCGCCCTTTTAGCCATGCTTGAGGGGTTGACACCACCCGCGAAGAAACCGTTGCAGTGCAAACTGTCTCGGTTGCGTGAGGGGCTGGACAAGTCGGATCAGAAGATTCTCGATGATGCCGTGGCTAACACTGAGGATTGGCCGACTGACACTCTTGTGCGTGAGTTACGCAAGTTTGGTTTGGACGTGGGTCGTGAGACTGTTCGCGCTCATCGGCGCGGTGACTGTTTGTGTGTGTCTGAGTAATGTTGGAGAACCTCGAGCCGGCGAAGCGGGTGACTGTCAAGAATGACGTGCGCCCTGGTGTGGAGTTCGACGGCACTGACGGATTTGCAACAACACCCGGCTACACAACTGAACCGGCAAACTTTGACGAGTTTCTAATTGAGGCAGGGTTTGACCCGGACACCATTGAGGTGATTGGTGACCTGCGCACCTCGAGGTGGCAACAGCAAAAAGACGGTGAACTGGTTTGGCTTACGTCGTATCGGTTTCATTTCCGCCGCAAGACTGCGATAGTCAACCTGCCGCTGTTGTTGGCCGAGGCAAAACGACGGGTCAAACCGAAGCCCATAGTGACCACTGGCAACCGCGCCATTGTCGTTTTGTGGTCAGACTTGCAGGTTGGCAAAGTTGACCATCGTGGCGGGTTGGCTGAGTTTGTGGATCGTGTGGAACTCATGCAGTCGCGCCTGGTCGCGCTGGTCAAGCGCGAGAAGCCTGACCGGATCGTGTTCGTGGATTCTGGCGACACCGTGGAGGGCTTCGACAACAAAGCAAGCGCAAACCAGTTGCAAAGCAACGACCTAAGCATCATGGATCAAGTTGACCTTGCCACAACTTACGCATGGCAAACACTCAAACAGCTCGTGACACTCGTGCCCGACGTAACCTATTTGTCGGTTGGTTCTAATCACTGTCAATGGAGGGTCAATGGTCAACAGGTTGGAAAGAAAACAGACGACTGGGGAATCTTCATTGGCCGCCAGTTGGCGCGCCTCGCGGCTGAACAAGAGTTACCGATTCGTTTTGTCGAACCTCAACCGCATGACGAAAGTTTGTGCTTGGACGTTTTTGGTGACGGCGTACATCGTCTTGGAGTCGTGCATGGGCATCAAGCATCGAATGCTAACGCGGTGGCGGATTGGTGGCGCAAGCAAGCGTTCGGACGGCAACCCGTAGCGGACGCGTCGATTCTCGTTCACGGCCATTTTCACCACCTACGGGTGACCGAACTCGGATCAACACTGACCGGCGGTTCACGTTTTCTTGTGGGCGCGGCAACAATGGACAACGGAAGCAACTGGTGGCGCACATCGTCAGGTGAGGACTCGCAACCTGGTCTAGTCTGTTTCGCCCTTGAGCAGGGCATAGATTTTACTGGCACAGTATGGAAACTATAGATAGGAGAAACACAATGCACCTGTTTGGAAACATTGGTGATCGGCCTAAGGTGTCGTATCGGGACGCTATCGAGCGACGGAATGATGCGTTACCTGCTGAGGTACTCGAGGACGACGAAGAACCGG